ATGCCAGCGCGGCATCAGAATACGCGATCAGCGCAACATCAAAGATCGTTTGTCCGTATGATACAGTGTACTTCACAACAAGCGGTCTGCGTTAACGTTATACATAAAAGTTTCACCGTTGCTCTTGAGCTGCACATCAATATTCGTGTAGCCGTCTGAATCGAGCTGTATATCAATGCTGCGGCGCAGCGTGGCCGCTTTTCCGCCTGAGCCTGAATACTGAATGATACCAACTCCCAGCAGCGGAAATTGCTTGAAGCTGCCCGGCATGGTGTTCACGATCAGGATCACGTGCTGCTCGTCGCTGGCCCCTACCTCCAGATCGCCATTCTTAAAGCTGAGATCTGCTGTATCGTCTAATAAAATGTCTTCTACCATGTTCTTAATTTTTTATCAAAGGCGGGCACATTGCTGCGCCCTGCCTTCGTGTTTAACGGCAACCCATAACCGTTAAGTGCCGTCACCATGTTTTACTTTTGTGTTTTCAATGTCATTAAAACTTGCAGCTGCCTTTCCTATAAATGCAGTATTAAAAAAAGCCTGAAGAGCAGCGCCTCCGTCATTTGCAACAGGAATCCATTGCCCTAACGAATCCGTAACAGCCTTTAGCTGCGCGTTCATTTTATCCAATTGTGTTTTTAATTCCTGTATCTTGATCAGTCCTCCGAATTTATCACCGTCGAGCTGCACTTCGTCCACATCGCTGAACATGGCCACATAAGCCGAGCCATCACCCAGGTAACTGACCACTACAAAACTTCCTTTTTTGGGCAGGATCAAAAATCCTTTCGATTCCTGCGCTTGTATAAGGCGCACTGCCGGAATCAACGCATCACCGTTCACCGGTGCACACACGCAGGTTTTCTTTGCCGCGTCCACATCATTTACCTTACACACCACGGCGCTCATAATGCCCGCCCTGCGCCTGATAAAATCAGTTAATGCCGCTCTTAATGCCGATTTGTTATTCATCCTACTTTTTCTCCCAGTTCAATTGTTTGACGATAGCCTTCTTTGATCGTGAAGCTGCGCTTTACCGATTTCACCATGTAAATCCCATCGCGCTCAGGCAGCTTTTTGCTGGTGATCCTGGCCTTGTCGCCATGATGCACCACCGGCTCGCCAAAGGTGACAATGGTGCCTTTAAAGCCGGTGTATTTTGTCTGCTTCAGTTTTTCTTCAGCCATCTTATTCAGCGTGGCTGCATCTGAAATCCCGAAGCAGTAAATTATCTCCTCTTCGCCACTGGCATCGCCCGCAGTACCTGTAACCACCTGATTGTTGGGCAGCGTGCTCACCAGCTTTATTTTTTTCTTAATGCTGTCGGCGATCTGTGCCGACAAGGCATCGGAGTTGATCACTGCATCTTCCATGGCAAACGCGGCCTGCTTGCCATCTGTGGGCTTCGGAGAAAAGCTCACAAACAATGTCTGGCCAATGCAATAAGAATACAGGCCAAACCGGAAGCACAGGTCTTCAAGGATCTGCGCAGCGCTTTTGCGTGAATAGCTGAGCTGCCCAAGCTTAAAGCCCGCAATATCTTTGCCCAGGCTTGCAGTCAAGCCTGTTCCTGCCACCAGCACATTCACCAGATCTTTCAGCGACGTATTCTCTGCATCAGCCGGCGGCGTATTGTCTGCCGGATAGGTGATCGAGTTTTCCTTCAGTAAAAGCATATCGTCTTCGCAGTCGATCTCCACAGGAATGTTGGCGCCCACCTTACTGATATAACCTTCAAAAATGGTGTACCTGTTGGGATGATAGCCGGCCTCGATCTTCACACGGTCTTTGCGTTTGAAAAGCGGGTTAACACCCGCAAACAGATTCTGGTTGTTCATCGTAATCTTGCGCGGCACAATGATCTTAGCGGTATCGGTCAATCGCTCGTAGCTTTCTTCAGTAGTTACAGAATTGACAAAGTCAAACTGAAGCACTGAGCCCACTGTGGGGGTTATGGTAACGAATATGCGTGGTCTAAGCATTTTTTAATTCAAATGGCGTGTCTGAAATGCATTTTAACTCGTACTCAACACTATTCCGGAATCCTTCTTTCTGCTTCACGGTGAGCTTGGTGATCACCAGCGATGAGATCTTGAAATAGGATAAAAAGTTGGATTCCACTTTAATGGATTCCGGGCAGGTGGCTATGGCGTTAAGGTCCCTGATCTGCTCATAGGGTGCAATGGTGGCTATTTCGCTCGCCAGCATGCCTTTGATCGTGATGTCGGCATCGCCATCGCTGATGTATTCTTTTACTGAGCCGTTCCTGCCGGCAATTTCGGTAGTTACAATATGCCGCATGCTCACGATCTCGATCAATGCTATGTCTAAAACAAACTCAACCGAGCTGATGGATTTACCAGTATTGTCAGTATAAGCCGGGCTGACCAGGAATACTGTGTCAAAAACCGGAAGTCCCAGCATGCCGGTGCGGTCATAGTGATCAACACTTCCGCCTGGCTCATAGGCTTCGCTTTCAATAGCGGCCTTGTCAAAATCGTAGTTGAAGAATCTTGGCTTCAGCAGCGACAGGCCTGCGCTCTTGGCGATCATTTTGGCCTGGCCCTGCAGCTCTTTAGCAACGGGTATTAATAAGCTTTTTTTCATTAGTCACATCCCTGGTTTGCGTCGTTTAACACTTCGAGTAACACTTTTGTAATTATATCTTTGATCTGGTCTCCGCCTTCGATCACATTGTTTGTTTGCAGCGTGATGTCAGCAAGACGGCCGATGTTGATGGTGGTATTGCCGCAGGGGTCTTTTGGTTTTACTTCCGATCTGCCGGGTCTGGCAGTCGGAGTTTTCTTGACTGCTGTCTTACTGCTGCTTTCAGAATGCGAAGTGGTTGATTTGTGAATATCTGTTTGCCTAGAGGTTTTACTTTCTTTTTGAGTTGAAGTAATGCTCTCTTTTTGCTTTTGCTCGTTTATTTTCCTTTGCTCGATTATTCTCTTGCGTGCGGCTTCCTGCTCAATTCTCTGTAGATCCGGAAATTTATTCTCTGTAACTGGCCTTGGGTAAGGACTCGTATTCTTTACCAGGAATGATAAATCATAATCCGGTATTAGTGCATCATAAGTCCCTTTATGGTCCCGCGCCAGAATTTCAACCTGGGTTTGAGCATTTTTCAGCACAGCAAATTTTTCGGCATAGGCCAGCTTAGCCGCATTTATGCTACCCGACTTCCTGGCCTTGGCATACTCTTCACGCAAAGCGCTGCTTTTTTTATACAGCTTTATGAGTTCATTTCTTGATGCTTCAGGATGTGAATAGGCATTATCCATATTTTTTTGCACATCCTCCACAAACTTTACCAAATCCTCATCAAGCACTAAGCCATTGCCAAAATTTATAATGCTTTTGCCTGGATTTGCTAACGTGGTAGCTTTTTTGGTCCCAAAAAATTCGCCATATCTCTTAACGCTTTCATCTAAAAGGTTCTGATCTCTTGCCAGCCTGTTCTTTCTGTCAGCCAAAGCCTGCTTCCCATTATCAATTGGCTTCAGGCTTTTTCTTGTACTTCTGCCATAATTTGCTAACGAGAGCTCTTCAGCTGCTGAAAGCCTGTTGGCTCTTGCAGGATCAGCGTCTGTAAATTCCTTCGTGTTGAACTTTGACTCTAAGATTTTGCCCAATCTTTCTGCCAGCTTAATACCTGAGGTTCCCTCTCTATAGTCTTCATGTTCACTGTCAAGAATTTCCTGAAATCTCGGACCAAGCTTTTCTATATTTTCGGCGGTCACCTTATCGGTGCGGATCATATCACCCAGCGCAGCAAATGCATCCTGCGTTTCTTCGCGGTTAAGCGACAAGCCCTGGGTAGCGTAGGAAACCTGCTCAAAAAGGTTAGTAGTTCTGCCAGGCTGGAAGCGATTATGAACGGCAGAGGTGAACCTGTAATAGTCTTCACGGGCCAGATCGGATTTAAGCCCAACACGCTGTATTGCCGCGTAAAATGTGTCTGCCGCTGCGCGCAACTGGCTATCACCTATTTTTGTCAGCTGCTTGATAGAGTTTTCAAAGGTGCTGAACTCATTGGCTTTATCTTTTGCCTCGTTGCTATAGTCATAAGCTTTCTTTATGTACTCGCCAACTACTGGCAATACCTCACTTAACCCTCCTCCTCCTTCTTCTCCTGGCATAATATCCTCCTTTAATTAAATCAGTTTTTAATTTTCATTTTCCAAACCCAGACAAAACTCGATCTCCGCCACTGCCCTGCTCCATTCGCTGTCCGTCATTCTTCCGGGATCAGCTTTCATGTAAAAACGGATGAGCGCATTGTTCTGTGCGATCTCATCCGTTTGTAACAAAGCCCTGCAGCGATCTAATTTTTTTTTATAGTCGCTTTCTGAACTCTCAGAATTTCGATCAGGGCATCTTCAGCGGAGAGCAAAGCATCATCGTTGTTCTGCAATGCAGCTGCATCATCGCCGGCTACGCGCAAAGCGTTAAAGCCTGCAATTACAGCCTTCTCAGGCACGGCACCGGTGGCCAGCTTGCTGATCAGGCTCCTGGTCTGCTTATCGGGCTTACGCAGGTAGAACACAAGCTTCTTACTGGCATCATCGTCGTCAAGAGGGATCTCAACGGTGAAGATCCTGCCGTATTTGAGTTTCAGATCGGCGATCAGCTTTGCCTCTGTTGTTTCCGCCTCGGTGTTTTCTGTTTTCATATGGGTTGAATTTTAATTGTTTATGCAAAAAGAATGTGCGATACGATCAGGTCCATATCGCAGGTAATTGAAGAGTCACCCTGCTTTACCTTGCGTGCGTTGTTCCTGAAGCGACAGTTCTTAATGGTGTGCTTCACCGGCGTTAAAGCCGAGTCAACATAAGCCACTGTGATGTCGAACTCGGGGATGCGCTGAAGAACGCCGCCCGGAGCCACTTTCTGGATGTTCTCGATCTCTTCCATAAGCAGCGTTACTTTGGCCGAAGCCGAATAGTTGCCGTAAGAGCGTGATACCGGCCTGTTGCCTGCACCCATGATGTCTTTCATTTCCTGCTTGTCTTCATACTCGATAGCAGTTACACCGGCGAACGGAACGCCTAAGATGTTGATTGTGATGTCAGCCCACTCGTATGATTTACCGTTTACCAGTGGTGTTAATGATTGTCCCATAGTTATTGTGAAATTGAGGCTGTGAAGCCAACGTTAATGATGATGAAATCTGCTGTGCCATAAGGCAGTAATTTTGCTGTGATAACCAGCTGGCCGGTTGAAACAACATCCTGGTCAGGATTTACAGTAACCTGCGCTGCGCTCAGCTCAGAGTCAACCCCCAGCATGTTCGACAGCCCCTGATTAGCAAGACCTTCGAAATAACCGATGGCATCGAGGCTCAGCTTACCGCTTGCGTCTACTTTTACCGGTGATGCAACAGCCGGCAGCACGGTTGAGCGCATGCCCTTGATGGCTTTGTAAATGGTGCGGTTAGGGTGAATGAACGCGTAATCGCTGGTTAAAGCCACTGCTGTGTACGGACGGTTGTGATATGAACCGTTCAGGTCAATTACCTTGCGCAGGAACATGTAGCCCAGCGTATCGAGGTTCACAATAGTTCCATCGCTCAGCGACGTGTACAGCTCACCGTTCGCAAACGCCAGCGTATCCAGCTCTGCAGAAGCCACCTGGAATTTACCGAACCAGGCGATCGATTCATTTACTTTTGAAAGGGCTACTGCGCCCAGTGCTTCACCCAGGTTGGTGATAGATTTGCCGGTTGCTTTGAACAAGCGTGCGCCTGCGTTGGCGCCATCCTGGCCGATGGTTACCGATACATTCGGATCAGACAGCTGGTGCAGGTCAATACTGAGTGATGCCATGCTGGTGGTGCCGCTGATCTCGCCGGCTAAGATAGCCTGCATTGGCTTGTGCACACCTTCGAGCGTGGTTAGCACACCCTGAATGCTATTGCACTGCGAGCCTGCAAACGCGGTCGTTTTCTGATAGACCCCGATCTGCTTGATGTCGCCGCTTGCAAAGTTCTGCATTGTAGTGAGCGCTGCAAATGTGCCTACATCGGCGGTTGCAAAAACACCTACATACAGCTTTCCTTTTGGCTGAATACGGAAGAACTCAGAGATGTGGTAATACAGAATGTCGATGTCTGAAGCCACACCTGCAGTGGTTGCATTGGTTGCAAAGGTAACAGCAACCGAAGTCTGCGTAACTGCAAACGAAGCGCCAAGGTTCATGAAGACACCTTGTCCTGAAGGAACTGTAACGGTGAACACACCGCCTGTGCCCGAAGCTGTAGCCGCGAAGCCATGCTTTGAAGTGCCTGCATTAATTGCCGCTGCAATACGTGCTGCCGAAGCATCTGTATCAGCATCAGCGCTGGTTGTTGTAATATCGCACAGCGTCACAGCTCCTGTAACCGGAAGCGGGCTGTTCTGAATAACTGTAGCAGTGATGGTCAGTTTGCCATTGCTGCCGAATTTTGTTCCCACAGTGCCTGTGTGAACCGCCTGGATTTCCCCCAGACGCGCGTTGGTGATCCCTAAATTAACAGCATCAGAAACGCTGAAAATAGTTTTGATACGATCGCTTGAAGTGAAGCCCGATGGCAGGGTGGCGTCGCTGTAAAACAGCAGGCCGCTCACGTAATCCGTGCCTTCCAATGGTCTTCCTAAACCTCCCTGGCCTTTGTTGGCCGTAACATCATTTAATGCCATTTAATTTTTTTTAAGATTTGATTTTTGTCGCTTTACCTGCGGCTGACAAACCGCTGCTAATTTTTCTATTGTTTAAAACTTTAAATAGTGTTCACATCGCCGGTCAAACTACTTGCATTTTCATTTGAAATGTTTGGATATAAACTTTTAGCTATACAAAAATACGGCTGTAACTTTGTGTCTCACCTTAGTTGTACCAACATTATGAATCACAAGAATTATAAGAACCTCGATCACCAGGTCGTGAAGAAGACAAAGTTCAGGATCCGCGTATCTACCTACGTGCAGGGCGACCTGAAGAATTATTTTATGGATGACTGCATTAAGCGCGGCATCACCGAAGCTGATCTGCTTCGCGATATTTTAGAGATCTATTACAGCAGCATCAAACTGAAACCTTACTTAGTTGAAAAGGAAATGACTGAAGTAAAACAGTTTATCATCGATCGTATTAAGCTGGGCGGATAAAAAGCCGGGCATAAAAAAATCCCGGCTGCTCACCGGGATCTTCATCGTGTAATTGATAAAAAATTATTTAAAAGCCATGCAGCTGCATGTAGTCTACGATCTGCGTTAGGCCTCGCTTCTGCAGCTCAGCGATCAGCACCGAATGGGGCGGCCAGTTGCTCATATACACATCACCCGGGCCGTTATACAATCCGCCACCTGGGCCGGTATATAAGCCGCCGCCGGGGCCGGTGTAAAGTCCACCGCCGGGGCCTTTATACAAGCCGCCACCGGGGCCATCAAACAATCCTCCTCCAGGGCCGGTGTATAAGCCACCGCCAGGCCCGGTGTAAAGTCCGCCACCGGGACCATCGTACAGGCCGCCACCCGGGCCTGTATAAGCGCCACCGCCCAGGCCCGGGTAGAGCCCGCCGCCGGGGCCTGTGAACAAGCCCCCGCCGGGACCTGAATATCTGTTGCGCGGCCACATGCTCACGTAAAAAGATTAAAAGTTATTCCAGAAATCGCTGTAATAGCTGATGCCGTCAAAATAAAAATTACTCGCGCCTAACGGCAGATCTGCCTGAAGACCACCCGGTATAGAGAACGCACCGGTTGTGGAAATCTGAAATATAGTAGACAGAAAATTGCCGGCAGGATCAAAATACGGCACACTGAAATATTTGGCTGTACCTGGTGCAAAAGCAGCCGGTATGCCGCAGGAAGGGAGAGCAGGCCTGCGGCCGGAGCTGGTTGTAATCACGCAGTCTAACCAGCCACCCAGGTAAACTATGTTATTTACTTTTATGCATTTAACTGCGCCATTCCAGCTGGCTGTTCCGTTATAGGGAATTGTAAAACCATTCATAGGCAGATTAGGCCACTGAAAGTCGTTGTATTTATAGCTGTTTGCCGGCAGGGTTCCGCTGCCAATATCAACGATCTTGTATTTGCGAATGGTGTGCACATTTCTCGGAAAGCCATCTGAAAAAATAACCGGGTCTACACTCATATCGTTCGAGAAATCGGGAACGAGCGTTGGTGTCACCATGCCGGTAATGTCAGTGCCGCCGGGATAAGTGAACACTTCCTGACGATTGGAGCCGCCATAAAAAGCGCCGGCCGAAACAATGTTAAGATAATTCTTCGACATGCCCCAAACAACAATAGGAAGCGTTGCATCGGTCTGGGCATATCCCAGTCCGTGGATCACGTTTCCCAGAGTTCCATTGATCGAATCCTGCAAAAAGTTGAGCGACTTGGTAGTCCAGGGCTGCTGTATGGCCGGGTCTACTACCTGTGATGTATCTATTCTGTTCATATTATTTTTAAATTAAGTTGTTGTTGATCCTGATGCCCCTCATGTGGGCGTATAAATACACACATCGTAAATGGTGCCGGGCACGCGGTATTGATCAACAAACTGCTTCACTGCTTTTTTCTGATCATCAATGCCTGAAACCATGCTTGGAAAAGCAGTGACAGGCACATATACCTTGAAGTCGTATTTTTGAACCGAGTGATCGGTGCACATATAAGCCGATGAGAATTCCGAGCTGTTCACCACATAATCGCCCATTTCGTTGCCCATCAAAAACTCATTGTTCTGCGGCGTATTGGTGATATAAGCGCGTGCGGTAGGCACAGTTCTGAACCAGTGATTGAGCTGCTGCTCCAGCTTTATGATCTGCGCGTTATAAGTAGCGCGCTCATTCAGCCCGATAAAATTGTCCTGCACTTTCAGCCAGTACAGAGTGCTGCTTGTTTTTCCCGAAGGCCATTTATCACTGGCCGATATATGGGCCTGTATGCACACAAAATTTTCCTTGGTGTACCAGGTCACAAAGTCGCCAACGTTATAGCTATGGCTCGTGATCCACTCGGTATAATTATTGCCGTCTGAAAAATCATCCAAGAAGCGGTTCACCACCCATTGCACAGGCGTTAAAAGCACCCTGAGCCAGGCCATCATCTTTTCGCCCCTGAGCACAGGCGGCAACAGCTGACGGGCAATAGTCTCAGAATCAAATACAAATAAGCTCATCGGGCAACAAAGGTTAACTGATTAAACTGAATGGTGGGGTCTATAACTGCATAGCCTGCATAGGTAGGATACTCGGTAGCCAGCTGTGTGAACGACTGAACGAGATAGATGTAAATGCCGCCACTGGCCATCAGCGCCAGGTTCTCCATTTTAATGTCGTAAACTCCGGGCACACGCTGTATGTAATCAATCACATCCAGCACTTTTACGCTGCCATCAAAATTGATCAGCGATCCGTTATCAATAAGGTATTGATTGATCGCACCTTTTACACCATCCTGAATGGTAGATGCATACTGACCATTATAAGTGATGGTTGCTTTTATATATAAGTTGTCGGGCGGAAGGCTTACCACATTGAGCTGAATGCCGGCAAAGCCAATGC